GAACAGCGCTTGCCATACGAGCAGTTATCTGGCTACTTGTCATCGGTTTACGGTTCGCCTTTGGGTAGCTACGGTACACAAGCGCAGCAGTTGCCACAATCCACAAACCGAACAACAGGCGCTTTAGCTGGCGGTTTAGCTGGAGGTTTAGGTGGTTATGCTCTTGGTCAAGCGTTCCCAAGCATCGGCAGCTTTGGTGGTGGTTTTGCCGCCCCAGCCGCAGGCGCAGCAATTGGTGGTTTATTAGGTTACGGATTCTAATGAGGGTTTACCCTTTAAATGTAGATTACATACAATTACATTGGGATGTAATAAAAGGGTATTTGCAACCAGCCTTAGAGTTAAGCGGAGTAGAGGATTTCAACATAGATCAGTTAAAAGTGTTTTTAACTAATCGGCAATGGATTTTATATGTTGTAGAGCGTGAGAACAAAATAGCAGGATGTATTTCAGTAGCGTTTTCTGATATGCCAAATAATCGCATAGCTTTTGTAACAGCGATTGGCGGTAGATTTATAAGCGATAAAGAGGCTTTTGCTGCGTTTAAGAGTTTGTTAAAAGCATCAGGCGCTACTAAAATACAGGGATGCGCTAGGGAATCTGTCGCAAGACTTTGGAAGCGAATTGGATTTGAAAATAAACAAATATTAGTGGAATACAAATTATGAGCAGCAATCCTATTAGTGCAATTACAGACCCTATTTCTAAAGGGCTTGGAACAGACGGTAGTGGCGGCGGCGTATTAGGCGCTTTAGCCGACATTGATCCTGGCCCTGCTATTGGCAGAGGCTTGGCTGATGTAGATAAGTTTGTAGGGCGTGAGATACCTGGCGGTTGGAAAACGGTAGGACTTGCTGCGGCTGCGGCTGCTGCCCCTTATGCTATTGGAGCTATGGGCGCTGGCGCTGGATCTACTGCTGGTGGATTTGTTGCTGCTGATGCCGCAGGATTAGCGGCTAGTGGGCTTTCAGAGGCGGCAATTGCTCAAAACCTAGCTATGGCTGGGGTAGAGTCTTTTGTAGCGGCTGATGCTGCTGCACTTGCTGTAAGCGGTTTGTCTGAGGCTGCTATTGCTCAAAACCTTGCTTATGCTTATGGCGCTGATTTAGGTGGTACTGCTTTAGCTACTGCTGCAAGTAGTGGCGCACCTATTACGGATTATTCTACTGAAGCAATGGTTACTCCAGAAGGCAATGTAATTCCTGCCAATACCTTGCCAAGCGAAGTTGCCGGAATGGATGCACAAATAAAGTCGGCTGGACAGGAAGCCCTTAAAAAGTATGGTGGCGGTATGTCTACTATGCAAAAGACAATGCTAGGCGCAAACATGGCAAGAGGATTGCTAGGAAGCGCAATGCCAATGCAACAAAACCCATACCAGCAACAAGTTGCTAGACAACAAATGCCAGGTGGCGCAGTAGATTATTCTGGTTTATTGGCTCTTTTATCGCCAAGATCAGCGCAACGCAAAACATCTCTTTTAGGATAAGAATATGGATGAGTTTATTCAATCGTTGTTTGGTGCAGCCCCAAACTATTCTGGTGCAATGTCACCAGAGCAGACTAAAACAATGCAACAAAACGCATTAGCTCAAGGTGGAATTGGTGCGTTAATCGCTTTGTTAGGCGCATCAGGCCCACAAATGAGGCCAATCAGCACAGGTCAAGCCTTGGCAGGTGCATTAGGGGCAGGTTACGGTGGTTATCAGTCATCGTTTGACACTACCCTAAAACAAATGATAGCCGCACAACAGCTAGAGGAAAACAAGCGCAAACAAGACGCTCGGGCTAAATACGAAAAAGCTATCTCTGCCGCAACAACTACTGCACCACAAACTATTCCAATGGCGCAAGGCCAAGGATCACAATTAGAAATGCTTATGCGCCCTGAGTTTGGTGGCGATATGGCTACTCAAGAAACAATTGGTGCATTGCGTGGCAATCTTCCTACAGTAGAAACGGTAAACCCTGCTGCCGCCAATCGTGCTGCAATGGACTATTTGCGCCAAGCAGACCCAGCTAAGTTTATTGAGCTAACAGCCACAAAAGATACAACTCCAGCAAAAGTAAAAGAGTATGAGTTTGCTGTAAGCCAAGGCTACAAAGGTGGATTTACTGATTTTATTAAGTCTGGAACACCATCCACTAATGTTAATGTAGCAATGGACAAAGGAATTGCTGCTCAGATTGGGCCAATGCTAAAAGATGCACAAATCCAAGCACAAGGCGCTAACTCTCAAATTGATGCGGCAGACCGTGTTATTCAAGCAGTAGACACCAACAAGGTTATTGCAGGCCCAGCAGCTAGTCCACAGTTAAAGTTGGCTCAAATTGGCTCAGTTTTAGGGGTAACTGGTAAAGATACGGCAGAAACCATTGCCAATACTCGCCAAGCTATTCGTGGATTTGCAGAACTTACGCTACAAGGTCGTAAGTCTATGCGTGGCGAAGGCGCTATTACTGAATCCGAAGGCAAGTTAGCTGAAAGAGCGTTCTCTGGTGATATTGACTCATTAACGCCAGCAGAAATTAAGCAAATTGCAAACGCATCCAAGCGGGCAGCAGAGTTTACGCTAACAGAATATAACCGTAAATTAAAAACTTTAGAAAGTGACCCAACAACAGCGCAACTTATTCCGTTTTATCAAGTAAATCGGATGCCAGCGCCAACTACTGGGATTAAAAAATACAATCCAGCTACAGGTAAGGTTGAATAATGATTATTGACATTCCAAAAGTCGGGCAAGTTGAGTTTCCAGATTCAATGTCTGAAGCGGAAATCAATAAAGCCGCTAAAAAACTGTACGATGACGCTGGTGGCGAAGCGCCTAAAAAAGGCACTATGCAAAGAGCCGCAGAGATCGTTACTAGGGGCGCTGCTCCTGCGGTAACTGGCGCTGCATTGGGCGGTGCAATTGGCGGCCCAGGAGGCGCTTTGTTAGGATCTATGGCGCTTCCTGTAGGAGATGCTTTAAATAGTTTTATTAATATGCTTGGTAAAGGCAATACCGCAGTAGAAAACGCTATTCGTGGTCAGATGGGTGTACAGCCAACACAAGGCTATCAACTTCCTATGCCAAGTCAAGTTGCATCGCAATACATGACACAAGCTGGACTAGCTCAACCCGAAAGTCGTGGTGAGCGTATGTTAGAGGCTGGAAGTGGAGCGGTTGGCTCTACATTAGCTCAGTTACCTGCATTAGCTCGATTAGGTACGCAAGCAACAAGCCAAGCGGTGCGAGAAATATCAGGCCGTTTAGCACAAGCTCCTGTAGCTCATTAGCAGGTATGGCGGCAGGAGTATTAACTGGCGCAGCAGGCGGCACAGCACTTACTCGTAAGCCAGTTACTAAAACATTGACACAAGAACAGTTAGCAGAAGAATCTAGCCGTTTGTTTGCAAAGGCAAAAGAGTCTGGCGTTTTATTGGATTCTCAAAAGTTTGTAACTGACATGGATCGCATTGGTCGCAATTTGCGAGAGGAAGGATATACCGCTAAGGCTTATCCTAAAATTGCATCCGCATTAGATGAGTTGCAAAGCCGTACTACACCAAAAGATTTTGTAGAACTTCAATCATTACGCAAAATGATTAAGGGCGCACAAGCAAGCGCAGACCCAGCAGAGCGTAGGCTGGCGTCTATTTTGGTGGATGAGTTTGACGATTACATTCTAAAAGCTCCTGATTCTTCAGTTATTGGTGGCAGTAAAGAGGCTATCGGCACATGGAAAGAGGCCAGAACAACTTACGGTAAATTAAAAAAATCCGAAGTTTTTGAGGATATGCTAAGAAACGCAGAGCTAGATAAGTCTAAGTTTGTGGCATCAGGCGAAGAAAACTCAATGGCACAACAATTACGCCAATTAGCCAAAAATGACAAAAAAATGCGCTTGTTTACAAAAGAAGAACAAGAAGCCATTACTAATGCCGCAAAAGGTGGAACAGTACAGAATCTTTTAAAGTTCTATGGCAGATTTGCGCCTACTGGCCCAATAACAGGTGCTATTGCCGGAGCAGGCTCAATTCTAAGTCCAATGATAGGAATTCCATTGGCGATTGGAGCAGCAGGCTCAAGGGTAGCCGCTACGGATTTGCGTAGAAGCGCAATTGAAAATTTAATGGAACAAATGCGTTTAGGCGCACCACCACAATTGCAACCAAGAACTCAGAATGTTCCAGTAACAGGCTTGCGTGGTTTATTAGCAACAGAAAACCAAGTAGAATAGACATAATCAAGGAAAATCATGGCATATACTAAATACTCCCTTACACCAGCTAATAATAATGCTACGCCTCCTGATGGCGCACCAGAGGGAATGTTGCCTTCAGCAGTAAACGATACTTTGCGTGATATGATGGCGCAGATTCGTGATTGCGGAGATGGTATTAGAGGCGGCACTTACACCATGACTGCTTCTGTTATTACGGGCGGATCTATTACTGGCGCAACAGTAAGTGGTGGCACATTTACATCCCCAGTTATTACTGGTGGATCTATCTCTGGGACTACTTTTTCTAGCGCAGCCGCAACCATTACTGGTGGATCAATTAACGGTACGCCTATTGGCGCATCAACAGCATCTACAGTAGCCGCAACAACTATGACTGCTACAACAGTTGTTGGCACTACATTTACCAACGGCAACTGGACTACGGTAGTTGAAAGCAATGTACTCAAGTTTAAATACTCTGGAGTTACAAAAGCATCTTTAGACTCGTCTGGCAATTTAATTGTTAGTGGCAATGTTACCGCTTTCGGAACTCCATAATGGCTCTACCAAGTTCGGGATCAGTATCCTTTTCTGCCATTCAGACCGAATTTGGCGGAAGCAATCCTATTAGCATTTCTGAGTATTATCGTGCCGGATCTTTTGTTGCCGACAATATTCCAGCAAATGCTAATATTCCTACATCTGGTCAAATTAGCGTAAATCAATTCTATGGCGCATTAAAGCCTTATGTATTCAATGCGACTATTGCAAGCAACACTAATAATTACAATGTAAACACAGCAGCCACTTCTGCTGGGTGGAATGGCGTAACTCCATTATTGGC